AATACCATACGTGCCATTTCAGGTGCAATACCTTCCTCTAACATATAGTTATAAGTTCCTTTACACGTATCTATTAACTCCATAATATCAAATTCAATCTCTTCTTCACTTGAACCTTGTTTAATACTTTCAGGTGGTCTCTTTCTCCACATAAAAGGTATATAGAATTCTGGTTTATCATCTACATATCTTCTACTCACTTCGTTCCAACTTAACCCTACTTGATGTTTAACTAATTGTCTTGCAACAAAGATAGGTGCCTTAATTCTAAATGATAGAAAGGCGTGAGCAAATGGTGACCAATGTCCCCACTTTGCCAAATACTTGATTAACTTATCATCTTTTTCATCAAGTGTATCTTTTCTTTTTGCAAATGATACTCTAGCAGCATTTACTACTGATAGGTCACTACCTAATTTATCTATAAGTTCTATATCCATATTATTCTCCAAATCCATCTATTGCTCTTGCGTGAAATGGATTCTTTTTCTTCTTCTCTTCATCTAATTGTTCATATTGTTTTTTTCTTTTCTGGTATTCTTCTTCTGTTAAATTGTGCCACCCAATACAAAGTTGTGTTGGTGACCTACCACATTGACAAGCAGACATTATGGTAGTACTCCAGGTTTACCACCTTTTAACAGGTTTAATTGTGCTGATTGATGTTGTATTTTTTCTTTGAGTTGTTTTGTAATTAGACGTGCTGTAGTTTCAATTTCAATATTATTCTCTTCACAATATTTGACAATAGCATCCACATATGATAGTTCTTTATGCTTCTTTACTATGTCCTCTATAATTAGTGAAAATTCTTTTGAGTTCATTGTGTTACTATAACATATTTTCTAATAAATGTAAAGTGTGTAGTTTCTGTTGCCACGTACTACACAACGCCGTTTGCCTAGTAACTAGGCAGCAAGAGCATAACTTTCGTTAGCTTTTATAGTTTTGATAGTACGCTATCAGCGATTTAACTCCAAATAGTTTTAGTAGTAGTCGAATCTAACTCACCCCCTTAAAGCACACACATATGTGTTTTGAATTGGTGGAGGTGGTGGGAATCGCACCCACGTCCTCACTAGTTATTGTCTATTCTTCAACGTCAAATTCATTATAAACTTATTCCTTGTTTTTGTGGCATAAACTTTAAATCAAAAGACTTGTATAACATACAAGATTCTAAACCGTTCATTGTTGTCATAACTACAATTGATTCTGTATAACTCGGGTCAACATAATACATCACTACAAAAACTGGTTCTCCGTCTTGTCTAGCTTTATCTCTTCCATATGAAATATTAACCAATGTAAATTGGAATTTTTCAAGATAAGCCATAACACTTTCACTAGTTCCACATATAACAGGCATTTGTAACCAATATAATTGTGGTCCATATTGTTTTTCATATTCTTCTTGTAGTGGAAGTTCAGGTATAGGTCTACGTTCTTCCTGCTCCGCTCCAATAACAGCACTCGTTAAGAGTACCGCTCCAAATATTAGTGATATTATTCTTTTTAACATAAGTGACCTCTCGTGGATAATTTCTAGCCACTTTGTTAATGAGATTTGCTGATTTTATCTTTGTTTAGTTCTTCGTAATATTTATAAAAGTATTTGATAGATTCTTCTAATTTTGGCTCAAATATTTTTTTGTCTTTGACAAAAGAACGCATTGTGCCGTCTTCACCTGCCATTAATATAACTAATTGGTCTATGCGTTTGCCGAATAACTCCTCGTACATAATTGCATAGGCAGTTGTTTGGATAAAATAGTTTTCTATCCAATCTTCTTTACGTTCCTTATTTGCTGTCTTGAAATCTATTACTGATAACTTACCATTGTACTCAGCAACACAATCAACTTGACCTGCAAGGGTCAATTTATGACTGTACATAATCTCTTCTAGTAAATGTATATTATTAATTTGTGCTATATAAGGCAACATCAATCTAAACATACCTAATGGCAACACATCACGAATACTTGGTGTTTCACCTCTTAAATATTGTTCAACAAGTGTATGAGTTGCTTTGCCTCTACGTGCCGCTCTACCCATTTCCCAATTGGCTGCTTCTTCACCAACTGCTTTACGCCACTTCTCTAAACCTTCTTTTTTCTGTACACCTAAAATTGTAGTGATAGATGGATAGTTTTTACCATCTACTGCATAAAAACGAAAACCGTCTATACGTTTACCTTTTGTTTTTGGGAGTTTTGTTTTATCTATATCAACCCAAGTAAATTTACTTGCCATTATTTGTTCCTCAATTTCTTTTTTAATACACTTATTCGGTGTTTGATTCCGTCTATTGTTGTGTACATCCATCCACAATCGTGTGGTTCAATTTGAGTTCTGAACCACTTGATTGTTTCTTTTAATACTTCAATCTGTTTTTTAATACTCATAATCTTATAATAACATTATATTGCCAATTTGTCAATGCTTAAATAGACCTGTGTAGCATATAGTGGTCAGTAAGTTTCTTACGTTCCTCTATTTGCTCATTATTAAGAGTTTTAACCTCTCAACTAGGGTCGTATGGCTCGTATATTGTCTTACCATCACTATTTCTATATGCTCTTAATATCTGCTTTCTATTGTCTTCAGCATTCTTATATGAGCAATGGATCCAACCGCTATTCGGTTCATCCACATTGTGGTATTCCAATATCAACTGGTCAAAATCTAAATTGTCAATAATGTATTGTGCTAGTTCAGCATTTGGTAACCCAAATATTTCAAAATCAGCGGCTTGCCCCTTGGCGTGCTGTGATTTTAAACTTGAACCTATTTTTACACATAACTCTGGTGAACGATACCCACTAGAAATTGATACTACTTTACCATAATGTGTTCTAATCGGTTGTAGTACGTTTTCACACAATTTCTTTAAGTTATCTTGGTGGTCTTCACTAGGATTATTAACAATACCATTCCGTTCAGCGGTTTGGCTTTTAGTCATTTCTTTTAAACTAAAATTTTCTGTTAGCTTCATTTATTATCCTCTTGTTAACTTTAATAGTTTCTCTATTTGACCTTTTATAATTGGACCTCTATTCGGCCAATGTATATAAGGTTCATCACTTTTTTGTAAATTGTATAAGAACGGTAACACAATCTTTTCAATATCTTTAAACCTTGCTTTAATAGATTCATCATCAATCTCTTTTGTTATCGTTTCTTTATCGTTCACTATTTGCATAATTTCGTTCATCATACTTTTGATAGTAGAAACATCTGACTTAACTTTAGATAGTTCAATGTTTGTTCCTTCTACTACTTTGGGATCAATGCTCGGTGTGTCTGATGGTTTAGATGATACTGGAGTAAAACCCCAATCGTTATCTAAATCAAACCCACGCATAAAGTCTGGTATATCTTTACTCATTAATCTGCTACTCCTCTTCGTCTATTAAGTGTTCTGGCTCTCTTAATTGCTTGGTCTGTTTTAATTTCTTTTGTACTTCTACGTCTATGTGCTTTTGCAAAAGAGCTATTTGGATGTGCTTCTGCTATCTTTTGTTTAACATCTTTCCATCCACCATCTTCTCTATAAGAAATGCCTGCTACACCTCCTACTATATTTATGGGTACAGGCACTTGTCTAATATGCTTATTCTTCTTTAGATATTCTTCCATTTCAGCAATCATCATCATATCGGTCCACTTCTTACCTGTCTTCTTATTTTCAAACGTGTATCTAGGCATTGAGATATCTCTTCTTGTACCACTTATAAAAACCTTTGTCTTCAAACAACTCCACTATTTCAGGAGCCGACACCTGTTCCATTAAAATACAATCAGCTATATCTTGATATTCAGATTTTTTAATTTTTAGTTTCATATTTCTTTTTTAGTCTGTTATAATCTGATTCACTTGTTATTCCAAATTCATCATCTGCTGCCCCAAAATTATAATACTTCTTTACCATAGGAGCAATCGTACCTTTTTTACGACCTCCTATATTTCTATGTATCCTTCTAGGAGTTCTATTAGTTGTCATATTCTTTTTACTTGTCATCTTTTTCCTGTAATCTAAAAAAGTAAGATATTGTTTTTCTTTCTTTAAAAGTATAATCTAAACAAGGTGCGTGTTGGTTGGCTCCACTATATAAAACCAATCTATTTGGAACGGAACTTATATATATGTCTGGCACTTTCTCCATTTCAGTATGAAAAAATGCTGTACCACCATCATATGCTTGGTCAAAATACATAACTGCTGCTATTAAAGGTTTTTTATCTTCTATAGAAGTATCTCTATGTATAAAACCATATTTACCAAAGTTTTGTGGAGATTGTTTTATCTCACTCAACACAATTTTTCTAGCAAGTGTCTTAAAATCACAAATTTTAGTTTGTAATATATCTTCTAGTTTGTTTATAGTAAAATCGTTCTCTTTATCATACAGACTTTCATAACAAGGATACGCCTGTAATCTATTTCCATAAGGACCTTTAAATGGTTGATGTGTTTCACGCCAGTTTAAAGTATCTAAATCTTTTTTAATTTCCCAATATTTGTCTGCTGGGAAAAAACCTGGAAGAGTTACTATCCCACCATTTAAAACATAATCTAACATATATTTTTAAATGTCCTTTAGAGTTTCAATAATTTCTTTATTATCTGCAATAACTTTTAATTCTTTAACAACTGTTTCAACTGAATCCATATGTGTTGCAACACCAACTGGATTATTTAAAAATACATCCAAGTTTGCTTTTGATTTTGCAATATTACCTTCAGCGTTTTTTCTTACTGCGTCTATTATTACTTGTTTCATTAATGATATGTTACCTTTTCTGGTTGATATTTAGCCCTTAACTTCTGCCATACTCCGTGCCAAAAATTCTTTGACCATTCTGTTTCTGACCTGCCTAATGCTTTTTCTGCTTTTTTAATTAAAACATCAGCACATCTAGGGCAAGCGTATAAGTGTGTATTCATAAGTACCATAATATCACTTTTTCTCATCATTGTCAATGGTAGTATTTGTCGGTGGGTGTACTTCTACACTTTGACAAATATACTCAACACCTTCTTTAATAGCTCTAGTTACTTTACAATCATAACCTGTTATCTTTGATAGAGCAAAATCTGTAGTTGTAGGTAAATCGGCAGCTGATAATACCAAGTCTGTTCCTGTTTTAACAAGTGAAGTTACCTTATATTGTGAATAAGAACCAGTACTAGTTGCTAACCAAGCAGGTGCTGTACCACAACCTGTTAATAATATAATAACTGCACCAATTATAATACCTTTAATAAAAGATATCCAATATACTCCATAAGTAGAACAACCAGTTTTTTTCTTAAACCACTCTATTCTTTCTTTATGCCAGTCTATCATTTTCATTTCTTAACTCCTGATTCTAAATACGGTTTTGGGTTTTCATTCCATTCCATTATCTGGTCTAATTTGATTCGTATCTCATCTGGATCTAAACCTAATTTCATCAACTCTTCCGTACCCATACTCTTAAAAAACTCTTCATAATCTCTATTCTTTAAATCTCTTTTACCTAGTTTTGCAAAAAATGTTTTGTAAAACTTTTGCTTATCTCGGAGACCTTGCGATATAGTTTTCGCTCTAGTCGCTTCCCTTTGCCAATTAATCTCTTTTTCTTTCTTCTTATTCTTCGCTTCATTGTGTAATTTTCTTTCTCTTAATGATATGTTAGCGGCAATCAATAACAATACTGCTAATGGATCAAATACAAATATTAATACAATGATAATCCATCTAACTGCCTTATCAAAATGTTCTTTTGCTTCATCACCATATATTAATTCTGCAACATATTTAAGTGGACCAACATCTGCTTCTATCTTTAATTGGTCTAGTTCTATATTACCTTTTTCTAATGTCAATTTTGCAATCTTATCCATTGCAACTCTTATTTCATTATTTAAAAAATCTCTTTCTTCTTTTTGTTTCTTACGTTCTTTTAGTCCTCTACTAACATATTCCTTATCTATATATACCTCTAATGCTTT